TTTTTCAAATGCTTCCTGCTTTTCTAATTCCTCTTTTTTATATTTATTCTCTACTTCCTCTAATTCTTTCTTTTCTGCCTTTGCTAAATCCCCATTGTCTTTCATTCCTGCTTCAGCAAGTTTTTTCTTTTTCTCTTTATACGCATCTTGTATAGTCAATATTTCTTGTTCTTGCTGCGTCTTTAGTTTTTTAGCTGCTTCGTGCAAAACTGCATTCGCTTCATCTACTTTCTTTTGATGAGCATCTGCATCTTGACTGCCTTTTTCTCTACCTTTTGCATCTATGGCTTGTAGTGCTAATTGAGATTGTGCCTTACTTTCTTTTAATCTATTAAGACCTTGCATTGCTTTTTGAACTGTCTCATTACCTTTCTTCTCTGTGTCCTTAGGGTCAAATACATAATTAGCCATTGAAGATAGCATCGCTTGTTGCTTTGCTGCTAAATTCCAAGTCTGTCCAAATGCAGTTCCAATAGCATCTATCGTTTTTAAGATAGCCATTGTTGGAGCATTAATAAAGTTTAAGATACCCATTAAGATATCTTTATTTCTTCTTGCTGCCGCTACTTGTGCATCTCTTGTATTCTTTGCGTTCTGTAAATTTATCTCTGCTGCTTTGATTGCTTCATCGGATTGTTACCCTGCATCTTTAATTGAGCAGATTGCCCATCTATTGCAGATAATTTATCTTCTTGTGCTTGTAAATTTGCTTCGCTTTCTTCATTTAATTTTTGTTGCTCACTTGAAACACCACCTACTAATCCTTTAATATCATCCCAATATGCAACGAGTAAACCTACTGCTACAACTAATGCACCAATACCTGTAGATATTAATGCTTTCTTAAATCCATTAACTCCTGTCGTTAATGCTTTGAATGAAATTTTTAATTGCTCTCCTACTTTGCCAATATCTTTTAATTGAGATAGACCTTGAGATAAAGCCATCGCACCTTGTACCTTCTGCAAGGTTTTTGCAACATCTTCACTTTCACTTCCGAACAAAGCCATAGCACCTTGTACTGCAGAAACTCCTGCAGCCGCCGTAGAAGCCGCAGTAGTTAATGCTTGGAATCTTTTCCCTGGGTCGAATAAGTCCGATGCTTCTTTAGCATCTTCGATAGAATCTCTTATCGCTGCTACTTTCTGTGCAGCATTAACCGCTTCTTCGCTAAACTCCCCAAACTTTTGCCTTGCAGCCTGTAAATCTCTTGTGGCATCTTTTAATTGTGCCTTAAGTGGTTTTACATCTACATCAATTATAAAAGTATTTTGCTCTGACATTATTTTCCTGTGTTATCTACCATACTATAAAAAATAGGGTAGTATTCTTCTGTTTCAATAACAGATAAATCATTAATAGTTAAATCGCTTGACCATAAAGAAGATACTTCAATGTGCTTTTTTGCAGACATTAATTCTTCCATATCTTTATTAAACGCTTGAATTGTTTCTTCAGATACTTCTTGATTTTCTTCTTTAACATATTTATCATATAATTCCTTTTTAGTTTTATTAAGTATTTCTACTTCATCATTTACTACCTTCGCTAATCTATCAACATAAAGTTTTACTTTCAAACTCATCTTTTGATTTAAGAATCCCTTTGTAATAACTTTTGTTTCTCCATTTTGATTAATAGAATAACCATACAATTCGTGCCAAAGGCTTACTACTTCTTTTAAATTTAATTCCATTTTGATTTGATTTTATTTTTTATAATTATTGTTTAACAATCTACTACATTTTTATTTCCAAATAGGTCTTGTAATTTTAATTTTAAATGTTTGTATCCAAATTGAAATATACCTAATTCTTCTACTTCTGTTAAATCTACAATCTGCTTAGTATATGTTTCTTCAACTTCTTCTTCTATCCATTCTTTTCTTGCAGGTTCAATAATTTTACCATCCTCATCTAATACTGCATCTATTACCTTTTCTATTGGCTTATTTACTATTTTAACTTCTTCTACATCTTTAATAACTTTTACTGTTATACTATCTCCTATTTGTTTATTTTTTGCATATTGAGATGAATCTATTGAAGCACTTTCAAATTCATTTTTTTCATCTTCGCTTAAAAACAATTCAATTTTAAAATTAGCAACACCTTTCTTAGATACTTGATAATCAAATATTCTTATGTATGCTTCTGAAGTTATGCCTTTATCTGTTCCTATATCGGTTAAAATTTTTAATGCCATCTTTTATTTTTTTATATATTGATTAATAAGTGTTTTTATATTTTCTATATCAATAGAATTATTATGTATCATTACTTGCTGCTCTTTAATTGCTTGTACTACAACAGGAATTAATTCATTCATTGTAATTGCAAGCATCCCTTTCATATTTTCACTATCTTCTGCTATCTTCTCGTGTACTGCTTCAGGTATTAATCTTTGTACTTCTTGTGCAGAGAATCCTAAGAAATAATCAGGGTCATTAGCTAACATACTTTCTTTTGGTAAATTATAATGATACTTAATAGGATTTAATTGCATAACTTCTTTTAACCCATAAGGTAATGCTGATATATCTTTCTTATATCTCATATCAGATATTGAACCTGTAACTGCATATAAAGCATACAAATTCATAATCATATCTCCACCATTACGGCTCCACCAATATCCTCCCCAACCGCCCCAATCTCTCCAATTATAACCTGTATCAGTTCCGTGATATTGAGTGCTACCTGTTCCCCATTGTTGATTTGTTGCATAAATAAATCCTGTACTTGTTACATCTGTAAAAGTAGGACTTGCACCATTTTTAACATTTTGATTTAATACACCTGAAAGCCAAGTTCCATTATATCCCATATATATATCTCCATTAGAGCCAAGATACGATGAACCATACCACGTATCCCAATAAGTTATATTACTTGGTCTTCCTGATACATTACCCCACGCTACACTACCTGCACTATTTGCATAGTTTACAGAAAAGTTAGAAGGATTATATACATACATATTTGCACCATCAGAGCCTCCCCATAACCAAGGCGGTTGTCCTGTTTGCCCTGACCAAATAAAATTAATATCTCCTCCATCCCATCTTCTCGGATATGCTCTACCTCCTCCTGTAATATAACCTGTATCGTTAGTAAAAGATGATAATGCAGTAGGTCTGCCGCTTATATTTCCCCAAGTCAAAGATGCACTTGTAATATATCCGCTTGGATTTGAACTATTATAAGGAGTATAACCCAATGCAGTAGTAACATCTGCACTTGTCAAAGTAATAGCACCTGTACGAGTATTGAAAGAAGATACACCTGCTGCAATAGTCCAACTTCTATTTGCACTTAAATCAAAAGTAGTTCCATTGATAGTAAGCGTTCTTGTAGTAGGTACATATCCACTTAAAGAAGGTATATCCGAAGTCAATGCTATTACTCCTGATGCATTAGGAAATTGATAATTTCTATCAGCATTCATAGCAACAAATGAGAAAAATGCAGAGTGTCCATTATCAAACCAATACTTAACTTGATTTACTGCAGGAAAACAAAATGCTCCATATCCACCCCCAACTGTTGAACTTAATGTAGCGTATTTAGATATTAAACCACCTCCTGTACTTACGAATGTAGAACCTGTTATTCTTCCTCCTAATATCTCGTTAGTACCCATATCTAAATATGTAGTAGCACCTGTATAAGGAACATACCCACTTAGAGAAGGTATATTGCTTGTTAATGCAATAGTACCTGTAGCATTAGGAAATGTATATGTATTGCCTACGCTTGTACTTGCAAAGTTTAAATCATTATATCCTCCACCTGCTAAATTAATTTGTATGCCATCTGTGTTTGCACCTAATACTGTATGACCACTTACTGCACCACCACTTGTCGTACTATCTAATGCAATACCACCTCCAAATCTCGCTTGATAAGTATTGAATGTAGCAACACCTGTAAATGTTTTATCTCCTGTAATTGTTTCTGTTCCTGCCTTATGTACTACACTTGTATCATCTGCAGGAGTATATCCTAATACATTTGCTATAGATGCATTCTTCCAAAGATTGGTTGTAGTATCTCTATATAATATATCTTTTGTTCCATAAGAACCTACTAAGACATCGTGTATTTCGTTTAACTCATAACCATTCTGTACCTTAACAAATATCTCTCCATTGTTTGTATTTACCCTTGTAACTATTCCTATAAAAACTAAATGAGCAGGAGCAACAGGTTTATTCGCAAGACCGAAAATTAAATCTCCATTCACTCCCAACCAAATTGGGTCCCCTGCAACTGCTCCATCTGTATTTAATCCTGCAAGTAATCCTTCTGTAATTACATTTGTAAACCCATTTGTTGATACAGAACTTTCAACTAACCCCATTGTCTTACTTGAAGTACTCTCTGAAGCATTAGAAGCCTTAGATACAATCATATTAGTACCATCAGCAGAAGATACATATACCGCTTGACCTTTTGTAATACCTTGAGATGCCTTAACTTGATGCTTAACTGTTGAAGTATAAGATGAGGCAGGTGCTTCGCTTATCCATTGTGTATTGTAATCTGTGCCATCTACCTTAGATAGTATTTGACCTGCCGTTCCACCTGAAGGCATTGTTTGCCAAGTTCTATCCGCAGTCAAATTTTGTGATACTCCATTAATTGTAATACTTCTTGTTTGTGGAACTAAATTACTTGTATCTGTTGTATAGTTAGGAATATTCAAGGTAGAGCCTATCAATGTAGATGCTCCTGTTGTACCTGTCGTAGTTAATGTAATTGCACCTTGCTTACTATTGAATGTCGCCCAATCTTCTTTACTTAATAATCCTCTATTTGTTGCAGAGGCGGTAGGTATAGATATTGTAATACTTCCTGCAGTAGTAATTGGACTATTTGAAACAGACACATCTGTACCTGCTGAATTAATTGAAATACCAACACTTGTAACCCCAAGAATCAAATTTTGTTGCAAAAAGTCCTTAATGGTAGTTACGCTTACCTTATTGGTTACTATTGAACCTGATGCTACTATTGGTAGGACATCTGTACCTACGATTGTTTCCCTCGCATCTAACTGACTAATCTTTTTATCTGGCATATCTTTAAATATAAAATTTACTAATTCCGTTTTCTTGTAACATAAAATTGCTATCCTCTAATAAAATATAATCATAATCAATAGGTTGCAAATCTGTAAGTATCTTATATAGACTTACTCTACATAATGAGTTTGCTATCGGATTATATTTGTCTATCTTATGTAGCTCAAAGTAATGATTGTTTATTTTAATAATCTTTCTAAAGTTTAAATTTTCAATATCAATAGGGGTTAGATATAGATATGCTTCTAATAATCTACTATCGCTATTGCCTATTGAATTAAGCAATGCTTCATAATAACTCTTATAAAGATTCTTTTCAGGATATGTAGTTATATTGAAATAAACCTCTTTTGGAGTGCCAAATAAGACATCATTATCAGGGATAGTAGGGTTATCTAAATGACCTGCATAAGGATATTGCACATAAGAATTTGAAGTTCCTGAAAAAGATAATCTCCATTCAGTAGGGCAATTTTGATTAGGCTTCCAAAATACAATTCTTGGCTTGAAGTTATCTTTTATCTTTACGTTATTCTCAACCTTATATAGATGTACCAACTTTCTTCCTGCAACTTCTTCCCTCATTACAGGAGCACCAAAGACAACCTTTATATCTTTAATATCATTCTCAAAATCATTATCCATTATAGTCCTGCTCTCTCCGTATCCTTGATTGAATTTTGATTTATAAGATGCACTCCAATAATCTGTATCATCATCAAATCTTAATCTATATTCTTTTGCACTTAATTCGCTTACAGGTGTAATAGTTATATTCTCTTTGTAATCTACCTTATCTGTCCAATCCAAAGATTGGTCTTTGTATGTATAATAAAATTCATTGTAAGGAATAAATTCTAAGATATTATCCTGTAATTTATTCTGTACTACATACAGGTTAAACATTGTAATAATACTCTTTAAGAAATCCTTTTGCTTGATTGACTTAGGCATTACATAGTTAATCTGCATTACATCTCCTTCTTCTAATGGAATTGCAGTAGGTACTAATGCTCCAACTAATAAAGTCATATTAGACATACGAATTCTTGTTCTAATCTGCATTTGATTATCTGTATTAGCAATTAAATATACTTCTATATAATCTCCTGTATTCAAAGTAATAGGAGAAGTTAATACAATATTCCAACTGTATTCTCTATTATCTTCTCTACCTGCTACATAGTCGAGATAAACTGTATCAGATACTAAAACACCTGTATTCAAATATATTACTGCAGTCCATTCAACATATCCTGTACCTGCTCCTGCTAATCTTGTTAATAATAAATTAGCATCAAATTTTATTGTAGTAGTCTGCGTATTAGTTCTAATCCAAGTAAATCTTGTACCTCCATTACTAATTTCAAATCCATTATGTACGTTATCAATTTCAAAATCTATTAATCTGTTATATTCCGTTGGAGTAGTTAAGAATTGAGTAAATCCATTACTTGTCTGTCTAAGAAGCATATCTAATTGCTTACTCACTTCTTTTTCTGCCGTTAGCAATAAAAGTTTCTTAAAATAATCTGTATCAAATAAAGGGGCAATTAATTCAAATCCGCTCTCCTTAAATATTCTTTTAATAATCTCTCTTACAAATATCGCAGGTTTAAATCCTAATAAAGGATATGTAATACCATCTACACTATATCCATAATCTACTAATGGATATACATAATTATTTGCTCCATCAACCCACATAGGTCTTTCCCAACTTGTCTCAATGTTTGTTATATTCCAAATGTGGTCATAGTCAGTAAAGTCAATTTCGGCTAATGTCTTATCGCCTAAGATTGTTAGAATATCATTTAACTTTCCAAACACATTGGTTTCGTATGTTATATCTCCTCCTGTATTAATAATCTTAATCAATCTTAATACACCATCAAATATCTTTACATTATCAAGATAGACCTGTGCCTTCGCCTGTTTAGATGAATTGAAATTAGATAATATATTAGGAGCATCTTTATCGTATTCATTAGATACAGATAGGTCAAATATGTTTCCTAATAACTTTTGATTTCTAACAGATGAGGGCAATACAATAGTCTTAGAATAAGAAGTGTTTCTTCTTTCAATGTTTGTAATATCCGCAATAGAATATGTAAAGTCCACATCTATATCTGTCGTAATATCTAACTCATATCCTTCTACAAATAATTTTACACTCATATTGATTGCCTTGTATTTGTTAATCCAACTTCTAAATCTAATTCTATATTAAATAATTTATCCGCTACTATCTTTTTAACCTCGTATGAATTGCTTTTTAATTTAACAGGTATCCAAGATGGAATTATATTCGTATCATCTGTAACATACATATAGATTAAAGGAGAAGAATATAATTGCCTCGCAAGAACGCTTTGTGCATCTGTTAAATAATCACTTACAATTTTCCAACTTTGCGTTTCTTTAGTATAGTATATAGGATTAATATTCTTTACTATATTGCTTTCATTATAATAAATATCATTTGTATAATATTTTTGATAACCTTTTCTTTCTATTTCAAAACTTTGCTTATTAACTAAATCAAAATTAAGAAAATCATATACTCCAAATTTATTAAGGTATGCAATACGAACAGGCTCATACTTCCCACAGGCTTGTATATACAATGTAGAAAACTTCATCTTTCTTTCGCTGCCATTATTCCAAACAATAGATGCTTCTATATAACTTACATTTGTTCCGTATGTTAATGGATTGATATTAAAATATGTAATTGAATTTGTAGCAGGTGCATTAGTAATATTTATTGTAGTATTTGTATTATTATTATAGAATACTTTCAATTCGCATCTTGTAATATTATTTATATTATAGAATGCATATACTTGCGTATCTGTGCTTCTTAACTTAACATATTCCCAATCTGTAAGAGGCTTATATATTGTATCGCTTGTTCCATTATACTCTGCAATATTATCATACCAATTTCTTAACTCTAATAAAGGGAAAGACATTGATACTGCATATTTAACTGCTGATATAACTTCCGATTCTATCACTACTACATAACTATTATCTATTTTAAAATACTCATATACTTTTAAATAGAAACCTTTTACAATGCCATTGTAATTAAATGTTTCTGAGGTTTCTCTAAATCCTCTATCGTGAGCAAAGTCTGTAGATATGAATTTACTAATATCTATTTGTATTGCTTCCGATGGGTCTGCAGGAGTATCGTAATAAGTAGTTACAATTAATTCATCTGCAGTATTAAATATTTTAACAAGGTATTTAAAGCCTGTTTGATTTGCGTTGGTACTTGTAATATTATACAATACCCTATTAAATGCAGGTAATACACTTATTGATGGTTCTGTTAATGTTATCATTTTGTAATCTTTAATATTAATGAATTATAACCTATATCTTCAAACTCTACTTTATAATCAGGCATAATTGCATCAAACGCTTTCTGTTTAAAATTTCTACCTTCTATTCCGTATTTCTTAATGTAGTATGCTAATCTTCCTGCTCCACTATCAAACTTCTTAATCTTTCTAATTGGAACTTTCTTTCCTGCCTTCTGTGATTTATTGCTCTGCTCAACTAATGCAGCCGCTTGTAATTGCATACCTTTACTTGCCGCCCAATTTTTAAGACCTGCTAACGCTTCAGGAGGCATACCATAATTCTTAAATTGATATATCTTGCCTTCTTTATTTTGATATTGCCTTCTTGGGTGGTCGCTACTTGGAGCAACACCTCTTACTCCTTTATCTATGTAATCTGTGTACTCTGCATCAAAGCCAATCTCTAATCTAAATGCTCCTGCATTCTCTCTTACCCCTATTACCTTTATCCCACTTGCCAATGCTCCACTTCCAACAGGTGCAAGTTCTTCAAACTTTGCTACAAGGTCTATACCCAAACGATTAAGCATAGCGGTTACATTAGCACCCATAGTAGCATCTATTGCTCCTACGTATTCATTAGGTTCTAATTTCCTTCCGCCTATTTTAAGGTTCGCTACCTGTGCTTCTGTTGCAACTCCCATTTCTTATACTTTTGTTCTTCGTTTTTATTATAGTCTTTTAAATATGCGAGTATGTTTAAATAGTGGATTATTTTTAATTTGTATGCTTCTGTTACAGTTATGTTCTCAAAATCTGCGACTTGTTTAGTGGAGAGAACCCAACCCCATCTTTCCATAAACGAATTAGATTCTGTTTCAGCTCCTCCGTTATTTCCGAAGAGGTTATTATATCGCTTATTAATTCCTTGAATAGTTGATAAAAAAAAACCATACAGCTATATACCTGTAAGAAGTTTGCATCTAATAAATCTTCTGCCACCTTGTCGTGCGGTATTGCTCCATACTCCATATATCTTTTACCCTTCATAGGCAAAAAGAAACAGGCTGCAATCTTATTTAAAGAAACAATATCTCCTCCAAAAGTATTTATATCAATATACTGCCCTGCGGTAATCTCTGATATTTCAAAATTGAATTTATATCTATTGCCATTCACTTCAATAAAATCCACAGGCTTAGTTTCAGGCATATCGCTAAAGAAGGCTAATTTCTCTGCATAGATTCTTAAAAGTTCCCTGTACTTGATATTATCATAATCCTCCTCTTTCTTTCCTTCTATAATAGATAACATCTTTTGCTGCTTCTCAATCTCATTAAGATTGGTATTAGCATCAATGTCATATAGAGTAATGAATTGTCCGACTGTTAATTTATCCCACATAATAGTAAATATATTTTTTTTGTTATCGTTTATCTAAAACTATATAATCCTTTATTGCTTATTTGTAATTGGTTCATAGCAAAATATCTAAGAGCATCAATAGCGTGATTATTAAAATCAATAGGTTCTTCTAATAGCATTCCATTCTTATCTGTTCGATATTTATAAGTCATTGTTTCCCTGCCTATTACATCTTCTATTGGATAGTTAATTCTATATCGCTTTAATATATCTATACTATTTGCAATACTATCCCTTCCCTTCTTCGCAGGTTTAATTGACCTCCACCCATCTCTATATAATTCCTCAATAGATTTAGGTTCTGCACTATCAGCAATAATAGGTAGGTGTGTTGGTATTTGCAGGTCCTTTAATCGCTTAGAAATATCCTGATTGGTTAATCCTCGTTCGTAAATTAAAGTCTGCACATATAACTCTCCTTCGCTTTTACGAACCTCTACAAATGCCGTAGGGTCAATGCTATATCCAAAGTCTAATCCATATCCTAATATTTCTCCTTTAACTGCTTCGCAAGATTGAGTATTTGAGAATATTAATCCTTCTATTGCTCCCCATTCTCCGTTTCCATATACGTTCCATAATGAAGGGTCTGTTTCTCGTAACAATTCAATCTCCTTAATAATTGCATCTTCTAAGAAAGGATTATCTCTATATGAAGAAATGATTATGTCTATATCCTTTACAGAATGATAACGAATATCTTCTAATTCTGTCTTTATAAAATGTGTAGGAGAACTTGGGTTGAGTGCAAGGAATATGTAGCCTGTAGTTCTAAATAATAATTGCTGCCACTCTATCTTATTAATTTCGTTTGCTTCATCAATAAATAAGTGCGTTCTTTTTCTACCCCTTAATTTTGTTTCTTGGTCAACAGAAAAGAATTCTACTATTCTATTGCCAACCTTAAATTCTAAATTTGATTTATTGTATTCTACAATATCCATCATTCCTGTTCCTTCTAATATCTCTGTGAAATCCCTTAACGTTGAACTTCTTAATGAAGGCAAGAACTTTCTTACAATACTAAATGTACCTCTATCCTCGTATTTATAATCTTTGTGAAATTTGCCTGTTAATAGCCATACTGCTGCTATCTGACTTAAAGAATAAGATTTAGTGCTTCTTGTTCCTCCTCTATTAATCTTTATCTTCTTATCGGATAACGCATTCTTTTGATATATTGTACTGCCTTGTAGTTTAAGTTTTTCGCTCACGACTTATAATTTCTACTTCTATTCCTGTTACGTTTATGTTTCCATCTAAAGACATTTGCTCTTTAGGTTTGCCATATACCCTATTCATTAATGTATCTATACTATATAAACTTCCCTTCCTCCACGATTTGAATAATGCATTGGCTATTGTCTTTTCCATTATCGTTACATCTTCGCTATCGTGTATTTCTTTTAATTCATCCATAGTCATAGACATCATAACTTGTATGGTATCATTAATCTCGGATAATTTATAACCTTGTTCTTTCAATAAGGTAGTAAACTTTTTAGGTCTGCCATTTGGATTTCTTGATGGCTCTCCTTTCTTTGCAGGTTTAAGATTCTTTTCGTTTGCCATAATTATTTTATATGAGATAAAAATTCGTTTCTTGCATTATCAACTTCTTTGAATACTCCTAATAATTTATTAGTCGTTGTCCAAGTATCGTGCTTCTTTACTCCTCTCATTGACATACACAAATGTTGTGCCGTTAAACTTACTGCTACCCCTTTTGGATTTAATTCATTCCACAATCGTTCTGCTACCTGTGAGGTTATTCGTTCTTGATTTTGAAATCTATTAGCATAGAAATCTAATGTTCTTGCTAATTTGCTTAAACCCACAATCTTTCCATTAGGAATATAGGCTATTGTGCCTGTTCCAAAGAAAGGTGCCGTGTGATGCTCACATAAAGAATAGAATGGTATATTCGTTTGAATTATCATCTCATCCGTACCTTCTGCATCAAACGTAGTAAAGTTAAATTGCTTGGGTTCTAAAAACTCTCGCATAAACTTTATATATCTTTTAGGTGTTTCTTTTAATCCTTCTCTTTGAGGATTCTCTCCTAACTTCTCTAAGATATTTTGAAAGTGCCATTCTGCACTAAAAGTTTCGTATTCTCTTAAACCCCTGTTTTCTTGTTCCATATTTCAATGTGTAATCTGTTAGTAAATTTTATATAATTGTTCTTTGCTATTTCTGCAACTGCTTCTTTTGATTTAACTAATTCTTCTTGACTGCTACCTGATGGCATTAACCAAACCTTATTAGGATTTACAATATCAAGATAAAATTTCTTTACCTCCTCCCAATCCATATCAGTAGTCAATACAAATTTGAAGGCAGTATTTAATCTATTTAATTTTTCAATAGCATTTGTATTATATGTCTTGATATTAGGCATACCGCTATTTGCTAATTTAGGACTGCAATTCCATTGATTAACTAATTGAGCAATCTCAGGAGTAGGTGCTATCGTTCCATTTGTTTCAATCTCTACATAGCAATTCTTATTATAATTGCTTCTTACATATTTAATAAATTCTGTAATATTCGTTTGCTGCATTAAAGGCTCTCCTCCTGTTATAATTAAATTTGCTCCATTCTTAATTGCTTCTATACAATCCTCTAATAGAATATCTTTAAATTCTTTTGCTCTACTTTTCATCCATACTTCTATCGTATCGCATCTCCACGTTGCTCCATTGTGTAATTGTTGGTCGTGCTGCGTACCTTCTCCTCCGCACATAAGATTGCATCCGCCTAATCGTACGAATACCGCAGGGTAGCCTGTCGTAGGTCCTTCGCCTTGAATAGAATAAAATACTTCGCTAATTGATAACTTCATAAATTACATTGCTTGATTGTGTTTCTGCCAATTCTATTTTAACTATCGGCAAATGAGTTTTGATTTGATTGAAAATCCACATAGCCATATTCTCCGCACTTGTTTCAAAAGGTAATTCTATATAAGGTTCGTTTGCCATATTGAGAATGTCGCATAATGTATCTTCTTTGTATAAAAGAAAATAGTGGTCGTATTGTTTTATGATAGGCTCTACAACCTTATCTATATCCGAGAATAACATCGTTACCCCATCTTTCATTTCATCAAATTTAAAATGGCATAATACGTTGTATGTATGTCCGTGTATTCTACCACACTTCTCTCCTGCATTTTTATTTCTATGTGCTGCGTAGAAATGATATTTCTTTTCTATTATCATTTTTCTGTAGTATAAAGTTTATTAATTAAATCTTTTGGTATTCTATTTATTATATGCTTTTTTGTTATAAATGTCAAAGGTGTTTCTATTACTATTCTATTAAGCAAAGCGAATAACTTTAAAGATACATAATTGCTATCTTTATATTTATCAAAGAATGGAAATACGTTTCTACTTCCTGTGCAGATTGTTTCATATCCCATTTCTTGCAACTTCATAATCATATAGAAATTTCTATTCTTTATATCTGTACCCCAATTATCCACCTTTATATTATTTATTTTTATTCTATAATATTTTTCTACTTCAATACAAGCATTGATTTCTTCCTTTAAATATGATTGGGAATAATCTATAAAAAAATAATCATACTCGCTTCTGTCTATCATTTCCAATATTGCTACGCTATCATAACCTCCACTAATTAATAATGCTTTCTTATTATTTATTTCTACTCCTATTTGTTTTTTTGAGAATGGATAGAATGGCATTGTTCGGAATCTATTCGTATGTGTAAACCAATCTATTACCTGATGCACAATAATTCCAAAGGAAAGTAAAGGGCTAAAATAAAATACAATCAAAGCAAAAGTCAATGAATGAGTAAACATATATAAATTATATATAATATCATTAACCTTGTTTTCGCTAAAATGCTGACCTTTACGGCGGTTTCTCACCTCGTTTGATATAAGTACCGCATCAGGCAATAAACTTCCAAATAAGGGCAGGATAGACCCTGTTAAAAGGGATTGAACAGAACCTACTACAATGTGTCCAAATATGTTCATATATTATAATTTATTTATATCTGTTCAGCGTACTTTTGAAACTTTATCCATTCATTGAAATTATGCAGATTCATTTCTTCTGTCTTATTCCTAATCGTTTGCATACCTACATTTCTTGCTTGTATTTTTTTTATAGTATCTCCTGTGAACTTTTGATACTCTCCATACTTACCTGCATTCAACCAAGTCGTACTATCTACGCTATGGAATGGGATTCTTTTTAATTGCTTCAATACTGTATAACCCAATCCGTGTACCTTAACACCTTTTGACTTCGCATACAATACAAGAGCCTCTAATTTTTCAGGGTTAGTCCTTGTCCATTTGCTATCGTGCTTCCCACTTGCTCCAATGGCAATATATTTATACTCCTCACATAACTTCTTATAATAATCAATACCTAAGAATATATGCCATACAGGAATGCTTTGTATGCCTGTTTCTTTTTCAATCCTGTTTCTTAACTGCTCTGTATAATCATTACCTACTACTGAATAAATATCTAATTCAAAATATAATTTAATCTTATGTAGGTTTATAAAATCTATATACTCGCTAACATACTTATTCCAATCAATACCCTTTTTGCTTTTCCCTATAAAAGTAAATGCACCTGAATCTAAAAGGAAATTATTCTTTAATAATAGATTAATAGATTCCTGATGCTTTTGCATATAAGCAAAACTTTCTAATACGCTAATAGGTTCTTTAAGCGTTTCTAATTGCCTTTTATTTGTTCCTGCCAAATAGACTATCATAAACCTAACAAATTAAATACTGCTGCTTCAGGTGTTGCTCCGTGCTTCAATAATGCATTCTTTACTAAGGTATATTCCTCATCTGTATATTCTAATACAATTTTCTTTTTACTATCTATTGTATTTGTTTCTTGCTGCTCAAAGAAGTCATCAAGGTTAATATCTGTAACAGGCAAAGGAACATCTAACCCCCAATCGCTTAGGTCATTAGTATCCCATTCGTTTGCTAATACTTCCCAATCCCAATCTCCAAAGGAAACATTATCCTTAATTGTAAATTCTCTTAGTTCTTTCTTTGTTAAATTGTCTGCTACTATTACAGGCACTTCCTTAAATCCTGCTTCTATACAAGCCTTCAATCGCATATTACCACCTACTACAACCATATCCTTATCTACAATGATAGGTCTTAATTCTAATGTCTTAGGCGACTTCTTTACTGACTGTACTAATTGATTAAACTTTCTCTCGCTAATCGTTCTTGGATTCTTTGGATTAGGTTTGATTAATTCTATCTTAGTTAATTTCATTTGCATCTTGTATAGGATTTATTTTAAATACTTCTGTTACCTCATTCTTAATATTATTATCGTTTAATATTTGAACAAGGACATCTGCTAATCTGTAGATGGCATCTTCTTCCGGCAAAGTGATAGTTTTCATTCTGTCCTCGTTTCCGAAGTTTAAACTGAATGGAACAAATGGCTTTTTTTCTTGACTCATTTTTTTTTATTTATTGATTTAAAAAATACCCCTACCTTTTTAAACTAACTAACACCCAATTTGTTTTTTAATTTATTAATGATTTAGTAGGGGTAATATTTTATCTGCCCTGCCCTCTATATTGTTTAGGCTTAGGACTATGTTTGTTATATGATTTTTTTGCTCTACCTGTCTTTCTTACTCCGAAAGTAATCTTGTTATTCGTTTGATTCTTTGCCATATTCTTTTTCTATTAATAATTCAATGTAATGCTTTGCTTTTAATAAATCAAATACTCCATTCTTTTGTCTGTGTCTTACTACATATTTTATTACGTTGCCTTCAATGAATGGAATATTATTTTCGTATATAAAGTCTGTGGGTTGTATTTTTAAATTCTTATAATGCGTTCCACCTATTTGTATATCTTTAGCGTTTGCCATTAAGTTTAATATTGTGCTTATTAATTAAAAAATCTTTATGTGTTTTAGTATCGCCCATTACTACGTGGCAATGTCTGCAAAGAGCCATTAAATTTTCAATCTTATCCTTATCTTTTGTACTCCCCATACCTCGGCAATCGATATGGTGTATATCAACTGCCTTAGTACCGCATACTTCACAGGGAATAAAATCTTCTATTCCATATCCGAAATAATCAAGATATAATTTTGTATGTGCCTTCATTAGATTTTAGAGGATAAGTCTGCATCTTTTTTATAGTCATTCAAAGTTATGACTACATCTTTGCCATAATCATTAGGAGTATCATATAAATTGATATTAATATTAATGTACTCTTTGCCCTCATAATGATATGAATGCTTGTGTGCTTCTGATAAGCAAATAGATGAAGTAATCCACGTAGGGTTTCTTTTCTTACCGCTACCTAATTTGATTTTTTTTGTTTCTGCCATTGTGATTTGTTTTATGGTTATTTGAATTTATGACTTTTTCTTTCTTCCTTTCTTTTTAATTGCAGTATCAAGTAATTGCTCAACCTTTACTTCTTCTGTAATTACTTGCTCTATTTCTATTGTTCCTTGTGGAACATCTTCCGTAAGCACCTGATTATTAATACTATACCATCTATATAATGATACAATCAATTCTGTTCTACAACTGCTACACCAATGACTAAATTGATGCTTTGGACTTACATACTTCGCATATAAAGAAAGTAAATCCTGATACACCTCCTTTGTATAATTCTTAATATATTTATTCCTTTCAAAAGATATATAGTAATCTTTATACTTTTCAAAGATAATTTTATCTGCTTCTGTTATCATTATAATTCCCATTTATTTGTTATTAAATCTTCCACCCATAAATATAAGAATGGAACTCCGCTACTAATAAATATAGCATCTATAAAGTTTGTTTGTAAGAATAAAAAAATAAAACATATCCAAAAGGATAGGCAGAACCCACAATTAAAAGGCTTCTGCATATTTAATCCTACATACTTTAGATATAAATAAGGTGCTTTGATAACATATATCCACAGAATAGGGATAAAGATTGCTCCAATGATTATAATGATTTCTTGATACATTTTTGTATGTTTTTAATTGTTATAAATATAGAAGTATGCGGAATACCTGTTTCTGCTGATACTTTCCTTACACTACCTAAATCAATATACATTTTTAATATTTCCCTGTCATACCAATATAAGTCATTCATCTTCAGCGTTATAGAATCAATAATTGGTTGGTCGTTATAATCTTCATCTTCTTCTATTATCAATTTAGAAATATCTTCAACAGGTAATAACTGATTATATAGCCTCCACATCTTTCCGTACTTACTATGTAATTGATTACAACATATTCTTACTATCCAAAATTTAAAAACCTGCTTACCTTTATTTGTTATCTCCTCAATCTTTTCTTGATTATATTCTAATACTATTAATGATACCTCTTGTCGCAAATCCTCCCACAGGTCTTTTCCTATGTTCTTGAATACTAATTCAAACTCATTATCATATAACCAATTAATTGCTTTCAAGATAATCGTTTATTATTTTAATTGCTTCGGCATATCCTTGAGCAAATTTTGCTTGATAGCCTCTTGCGTATAACATAGTAAGCATTCTTGCTTGTTCTTCGTGATGCTCATTCTTTCTTAATGTGCCATCTTTTTTATATAATACATTGTTGCTGCTTTTTAATTCAATAAACAATCCACAATATATTCCACGAGGTTCAGCAATAAATAAATCAGGATAAGCAGAATGTGATTGCAATGCTTTATGTCTTTTAGCCATACCAATAGACATCTTCAATCCTGCAGCATAATCAGTACGAAAAATGACTTGCGGATATTTTGTTCTAATGTAAGAACACACTAAAGCGTGAACATCTTTTTCTAACATAAGACTAAGGTATAACTAATTATTTAAAATAAAAATTATTTTTTAAAATTTATTATATTCTTCAAATTTCATTTGCTCCCCTATAAACCTAAGAGGGATATTTTTAAGGCTTCCGTGCCTGTTTTTTGCTACCTTAACTAAACATACTCCATTACTTGACATTGTTTCTCCGCCTATTTCTACTTCAGGTATGTTATATGTCTCAGGTCGCATTAAAAAGATAACGCTATCCGCATCCTGTTCTATACCGCCAGATTCTCTTAGGTCAGATAATTGTGGGATTTTATCCTGTCTGCTTTCTACTGCCCTGCTTAATTGAGATAATGCTATTACAGGTATGTTTAATTCTTTTGCAATAATCTTACAACCCCTGCTTATCTCTGCTATCTCGCTTTCCCTGTTTCCTTTCCTATCTACGCCTGACATTAATTGCAAATAATCTACGCACAATAAATCAATATTATACTTCCTTTTCATAATCGTTGCTTTGCTTCTCAAATCTCTAATGTTTAAAGAAGGACTATCATCTATATATAAAGGAAACTTTTCTATCCTACCTTCACTTTTCATAACCTGCATTCTATCTCCTTCTGTAAGGATATTGTGCCTTAGATTGTGATGGGCAATTCCACTATCTAAACTTAATACACGATTAACTAATTGCTCTCCACTCATTTCTAAACTAAATATCCCTACCTTCTTGCCTAACTTTAATGAATGTACTATCGTGTTTAACATAAATGCTGTCTTGCCTTGTGCAGGTCTTGCTGCTAATATTACCAAATCAGGTGCTACCCATCCGCTAATAATGTGATTGAGGCTATCCCAACCTGTATCTAATCCTATCTGTCCTTGTATAGAAATACTATCTCTTTGCTTTGCCAATTCAAAAAGATAATGTACCATATCCTTTTCTGTATTCTTATATACGTTTGTCTGTGCATCCAATATATTAGCAGATGCAGTATTTAATTGATTTTGTATATCCGTTGTAGAATAAGAATCATTAATTAATTTCCTGCCTATTTCAATTCCTTTTCTTTGTAGATAGTGATGCTGCAATATGTATATCCAATCTTCTATATGAGATGCACCTGTTACATTATTAGTCAACTGCACAATTTGATATGCTCCACCTATTGATTCTAACTTATCTATCTGTGTTAAGTAATTGCATATCGTTACAATATCTACTGCTCTTGTTTTATCATATAACGTTTGTATAGCATTAAATATTATCTTGTTTGATAAATTATAGAAAAAATCTTCAGATAATTTATTGATGAAGTCAGGTATTGATTTGCTTTCTAATAGCATAACACCTAAGACCATATCTTCAACTTCTTTGTTATTTGGAGGTACTTTTAAATCTTTCATATTATTAAATGTTAAATTACGATTTTATTTCTTTCTTTTATTTCATTTCCTTTATTTTTATTTGCATTAGCCTCCCCATTAGCCACCCTATTACCCCACCTCTTAAATGCACCTTCCTTCCCTTTGTCAGCCAATCCTTTACGCAAATTTAGATGCTCCGATAATCTTAACGATTTAAACGTACCTGCTTCTATAACGAATAATTGAAATTGTTCTATAACTGCTTTTACTTTTATTTCAGGCACTTGCATCTGCATAGCAAGAACAGGTGTAATATTTAAGGGCAATATTCCTCCTGCGGACGCTAATGATTCTACTAAATACCAATATATACCATAACCTTCCATTCCTAATTGCTGCCTTAAAAACAATACTTTAACGTCATTTGCTGCGTTATAATCGTGTGAGAAGTAATATGTATTTTTCTTCATAATAAAATTACCTATACCCCCTCTATTTATTATAGAAGGGGATAGGATTTGTTTTTAATTTAATAAATAAATTGTTCTTTCTTTTTTGTAGTAATTGATTCTAATTAACTTATGCTTCTCTAATGCAAATAACCAATTATTGATTGTCATTGTGCTAACATTAAATTTATCTGCATAGAATTGATTATTCTCGGATAGATATTTTATCTCATTCTTTAACCATCCGTAAAATAATTTAGCCGCAGGTGTTAATTCTTTTTCCTCAAATACTTCTCTCTCAATACAAATCATACTATTCATTTATCTTGTTATATAATTTAATTGCTTCTTTTTTGTTTGCAAGATTAAATTTGCCATAACTAATCTTTCTTCCAAATTTGTTTTTCTTTTTAATGTTATCGCAAAGTATATCAACTCCCTTGCTTCTTAATTTTGTCATAACCGAAGTGGGATTTAAAATACCATTGTTAACAAATTGTCTTGTTGTCATTTGTCCTTGCAATAAGTAATACAATACTTCTGCTCTTTGATTTGTTGGATTTTTCATTTTAAATTGTTTTTATATTATTTACATTGTGTAATATAGTAGTATGGTCTCGCTTTAAGTATCTACCTATTTCGCTATATCCATATCCTGCTCGATAAGCAGCCGTGCAAAAAAGATTTCTTATTCTACATACTTCGGCAGTCCTTCTTTTTTTATTGACTTCTTCGTATGAGGTATTGTTATCTATAAAATACTTTTCTGCCCATTTTTCAATAGTGCCTTTAGGTCGAACTTTTTGAACAAAGACTTCTACTATTTCTTTTTGTTTAACTATAATCGTTTTCTCTCTTTCAGTATATAATTTTTCAAGGATAGGTCTTAATCTTTTTAAAGCGTGTTCTTCGCATCCTGTATATAATTTTACATACTTTAATGTATCTTCTACTGCTTCCATTTGTTATCTAATAATGAATATAAGTTGTTTAAATATTTACCTGCATCATCTATCTTCTTAAGAAGTAAATTCATATCATCTAAATTTGCTTCTATTCTAAAAATAAACATCTTAAGATTGTCAGGCATATCAGGACAATAAGAAACAAAGTCGCAGTATTCTTTGCTACTAACTAACATATCGGATTGACATTGCCAATAGTATTCTCTATACTTGCTCTTAAAGAAATCTTGACCTGTGATTAAGCCATTATGCAAATGATTATTGTAATTATACGGACATTTAATTTGTATAATACCATCATCATTAACAAAGCCATCAGGCGTTCCGCCATACAATCCTGCAATAGATTCTATATAACCTGCCTCATATACTTTATTACCTGTACGTTCAGCATAAAAATCTAATGCTTCTTTCTCTAATTGCAATCCGTGTGCAGTAGCATCGCTTTTAAATTCTCTTTGTACTCCTGATAATTTCTCTGCTAATTTACCCATCAGATAATCTTTAGTCGTAGAAGATAATTCTCCTGCATCTTTTTTTGTTTTTTCTTTTGGCTCTACCATAAGATTCCAAATTGTACTACTTGTTAATTTGCCTAATCTTTGATTAAACCATTCTTGACTATACTGTTCTATCATCTTGTAACATTTTAATAGTTAATAAATCTTTATCTCTCAATTTAAAATGCTCTGATGCTCTATCAAAGACATCTACTTCCCCTGCATTATATCTTGCAACTAATTTCATCATTGTAATATCATTCATTTCTGCGATACCACTTTCTTTCTTTTGTTGCACAGGTTTCTTTTCTTCAACCTTTTTGATTTGCTCACCTGCTCCATCAATATCTTTGTCTGTTACTAAGCCAAGCATACTTGAGATAGCATATCTGCGGTAATACGTTACACCACTTCCGTACGACTGATAAACATTCATCTTAGCTAATTCTACAACAGGTATAGGAGTAACGCTTTCTAATGTTTGTCCACTTTCGTAATGGAATAGGATTGTTCTAATACAACTATCTTCTAATAATTGTGTAATACCTAATCCGTTCTTTTTTAATAGAGGAGTAATTACAGAAAAGATTTTAGGCAAATCTGCATAGGTATAATTAAATCCTGAAGTGTCTTTATGAATGATTGGACATTCATATTGAAATTGTGCTAATGACTTTAATAAAGTCTTGTCTTGATTTGTTTCAACTTGTTTTTTCATTTGAATTGTTTATTGGTTTTTAAAATTGGTTATAAATTCATCTAAAGATATTCTAATAATATCTTCTAATACATCTTTGCTTATATAATTCTTTACATAGTCAACAAAATTAATTCCGTGCGTTTCCATATATGTTATACCATCTTCATCTTCTATGTATGTATCCCAAAGAATTACATCTTCTTCTACTTCTAATATACCATTATCATTTAAAAAGTTTAAAAATTGTTGCTCATCAAAAACAAATGAGAATACTGTTTTCAAACTATATGCAGATATTTTAAGGTATCTCATATCAAAATCAAATTCTAATTGTACTTCTATATTATTTATATCGTATATCATAAGAATAAATTTAAGGGGAGCATTACACTCCCCTGTGTTAATTAATTTAAAGATTCAATTAAGTCAAATACTTTATTATCAATAAGCCCACCTGTGCCAATGAACTTACTTTCTAATCTCGCATTATCTCTTTTTGGAACAGGCAAGGTATGTGTAGTATAATTTGTTACTCCACTAAATAACCCCCATCTCGTTTTACCTTTTTGTTCCATTTCTTTAGATATGCTTTCAAGCAATTCTTGTGAACGATTAATAGAATATGTACTAAACTTACTTTCTGCTTCCGATTCTGTAAGCATAATATCTACACCTGTAACTTCTTTTACAATTCTTGTAATATGATTTTGCTTTACAGGCATTTCTGATAATCTAATAAATTTATCAAAGATTGATTTCTCTTGTTCTATTGCGAAGCCAATCTCTCTTAGATATGCATCTACTTTATTATACATATTATTAGTATGTCTTGCAGTATTTGCTAATTGCTTCGCTACTGCATTGAAAGTATTTTGGCAAGATATTGTAGTATTACTGCTTCCCCATTTTAAAGAGGTTGAACCATCGTGAGAATTAATACCGCTTATATATCCAATGATACTATCATTATTTATACCAATACCTTTTAATGTATTTCCACTTTCTAATTGTGTATATACCTTTCTTCCATTATTAAACATACCGCCTCCGTGTATCTTATACCCACCTACATCTGCTATACGAATAAGTAATTCTGCTAATTCGCTATTTTGATAAGGCTGATAACTATCCTTGCAGGTTTGAAAGACATCTTTATTGTCATCTCTTACTACTGCCATATAATTTGTTTCTGTTCCATCTTCTAAGAATAATTTTTGTTTACTTACTGTCCATCGTAATTCAAATTCTTCTAAAAGATTAGATACTCTTTCTGCATTGGCAGGGTCTTGTAATTTTAAACCTGAGAATGCTTGATTTAAGATTTGATTTGTTTCCATTGTGTTTTTAGAGTGTAAGATGCTCCTCCCTTTGATTTGTTTAAATATGTGTAATTAAAATTCTATTGAGATTAAATCTGCCTTGTATTGATTTATTTCTTTAACTATATGCTTATAAAAATATTCTCTATCAAATTTTTCGTTAAAATTTTCAAAGAATGAACAATAGTATAAGAATAAATCTTGACTTCTAATTTCATCTATGCCTTCTTGATAACAATGGAAGGCTATTTGATTTGCTGCGAAAATAAAATGCTTCTTACTCATAATTTTTACTTTTAAAATATTTAGTGATTAAATTATTATCCTTGTTTATGTGGTTATACATATCGTAGAATTTATAACTAACGTATGCACTACTAACTTTATATTCTTTACACCATTCATAATAAGAAGGTGTGTAAGCAGGATAAATACTTACGGATAATTTTTCTTTTCTTCTATTTTTCATAATTACCAATTTGAAAGATTTACTTGTTTAAGGATTTTGTTATCTTCATATACTCTTATTCTTACCTGTATATGTGTGTATGTTATTTGACATAGATGCTTTGTTTCATCTACAACTAATTGTTCATACATATTAAGGCATTCTTTATAATCTGTATAATACCAATCTAAATCTAATTCTTCAATCTGTATTTCTAATTTTTCAATAATCTTAGAAGTCTTAACTAATGTTACTTTGTACATAATTTATTTTTTTATTTGTTTAAAAATTGAACCAACTATCTGCAGTAGTACAGAATAATAGGAACAGAACGATAATGATTGCTTGAATTGTTTCTTTTTTCATAAAAAATATGCGTTACAGACGCACCCCTGTTTTTTTTAATAAACTTCATTAATATTTTTTAATTCTTCTTTTACGATTTCAAGCATACCTTTTAATTGGTATTCTATACTTTCATATTTATTCTTTAATGCTTTTTTATCTTTCCATTCTTTCATAATTAATTCCATTAAAATAATTACTTGCTTAATTAATGTTTCTTTCATTTTTTTAAATTTTAATTTTCAATAATTGTTACTTCTTGATTTTCATCTTCTTGATTAGATAATTTGTTCAATTCGCTGATTAAATCATCATATAAGGAATCTTCTTCCCATTCTATATCAGCAGAATCTAATTCTAATTGATTATGATAACCAATATAAAATTCTGCACTCTCTTTGTCAACTGATGCGTAATTAGATAAATCTAAATTCTTAAATGCATTTTCTATTTCTTCTTCAGAATATCCATTGTTAGATTCAGGTATTTTTAAATCATTAATTTCTTTCAAGCATTCTTCTTGTAATAAATTAATAATTTTCAATACATCTTCTTTTGTATGCATTGAACCTGTAGAATGAAAAACTTCTTCTGCTTTCTTGTCAAATACATTTGTGATTTGTGTTTTTAATTGTTCCATAATTGTTTCGCCGAGTTTATTGAGGTGGCACTCCTCATTTAGCGATAGTGGAATGACTTGAACAATTCTGCCAACCTGTTGGACACTATCTATATCGTGATAAGAAACTTCCAATTAAGGATTGCCATTTCTTGACCTTCGCAATTCCGTGTCGCATACTTGCATTGTAATTGACTATACAACTAAATTGTTTATCCATTGTAGTCCACTTGGTTATCGTGTCTATTGCTTCAATGGTTCATTGCATACCTCTCGGCTTAGGAATTGTTACCTGTCCTATTAAAGTTTTCAAATAATGCTTTACAAATTTACTTGAGGCTTATGCTCGTAGAATATCGCATTACTTAAAGGGACTGTACGCTGCATCTATTTCGTATGGCTTTTAACTTATAGTATTATCTTACGACAATTTTGGGTTAAATTTCAGAAATGACATATTGCAAAAAAACAATATATGTGTGCGGCTTTCAAAGAACTACTGCAATATACAAAGATTATTTGAACTACAAAATTTATTTTATATATATATTATATAGGATTGCAAAATACTTCATAAATCATTGATTTTCAATGCGTTAAAAAATACCCTTATATTATGTTTTTTCTATATATGTTAGATTTCTTTCCTGAAATATAGGAAATTTTGACCTGCGTAAGCGTATTCAGGATTGTAATATTTAAACCCACAAGACATCAAATTATTGACAGATGGATAGTTGTCTATTGTGGTATATGTGATTGCTACGCTTGAATTTTTTTTTGCTGCTAAAAGCCGTTTCTTAATTAATAACTTTTGGATTCCTTTGCCTCTCATTGTTCTATCTACAAATGCTCTTATAAATATGCATACTCCCATACTATATGCAGAGCCACAATAAGCGACTATCTTTCTATTCTTTACAATTACCCACCATTCACGATTTTTTTTAAACTCATTCTCGCATCCTTTAAATGAAGGAGTAGTCCTATCTAAGACCTGCAATTTTTCATACAGGTTCTTATCTAAGACTTTTCCATTACTAAAAACTTTAGTCATTTTCATTTGATAGGTGCAGTATATCGTTTTTTAAATTTTCATATTCTCCAAATATATAGACAGAAGAACCATCTATAAAGGAGAGTATTTGTATATCGTGTGTCAATTCTTGTAAAAAGTTTATGGCATCTATCCTTACCATTCTTTTTGCGTACTCGTGTTTGACATCTAAGCCTAATTCTTGCCAATTAATGCTCTGTTCTTTGAGCAATACATCTATTTCTATCCACATATTAAGTTGGGTATATTCTTGTTTTTATATTACATTCTCTAACTCCTTCTTCTTTCTTTCTTGAAGCAGATAATTCTAACCAATATCCGCCAATTTCTGATGGACTAAATCCTTTCTCTACACTCCAACCTCCATCTTTATATTCTTGCTTCCAACAGCCTGTGCGAACGTGGTAAACCTTTTCTAATTTTTGTTTATACCCATTAGATATACATAATCTTTCTGTCGTAGAATGCATACAATATTGTGTATGAGTATGTGCTAACCAAATTAAATCTGCTCCATCTACATAGGTACTCATTCTATTATGTTCAATTACTCCTTTTGTTACTCTTGCATTTCCACCTGCTCCGTGATGCATTTTAATATAGAAAGGTAACTTAATATTTTTATCTATTGTTAATTTTAATATCACCCAACCTTGATAACCTGTATGCTCTACATTAGAATTATATTCTTTTCTTAATAAATAACACAATCTATCCAAAGGATTTGTTTCATAATTCTTTGTAATTGCAGTTTCGTGATTGCCATCTGCCATAATAGCAATATTCTTTGCATAAGGTTTAAGAAATTCTGCTGCATCTTGTATAACTAAATCAAAATAATTATCTCCTAAGTATTCTTTTCTTAGGCTACCTTTCATTCCTCTTTTATCATTACGGCTTTGCATCATATCAAAGAAGTCGCCATTAAATAAAATAGCAGCATCTTTTTGCATAGCCTCATCTAACGTTTCTTTTAATAATTTTCTATCGCAAGAAACGCTATCAAAATGGACATCCGATAATAATAAGAATGTCTTTTCTTTTTGACTTGAATTAATTTCAGTTATACCTTTGTTTGCTTTTTTGATTATCATTAGATAAATTTAATTGTCCTTAAATATGTGATGCCTATTACTATTAATACGATTAACGTAAATAATAAATAAATTGTATTTCTAAATTTCTTTAGGGTTTTATTTTCTTCTTGCAACGCTTTATTCTCCTTTTCCCAACCTTCAATTTCTTTATATAAATCGCCATTAACTTTCCAAAGATAATCTACTCTTGCAGTATTTTCTTGATATACTATTTTCTCTTTTACCTTCGTTATTTGAGGACATTTAACAGGAGGGCATATTGTATCAATAAAGAATAAAGAGTCGTAAATCTTAGTATAAATGCGAATGCTATCGCCTTTAATTAATTGATACGTAGTATCTACTCTTTCTACGATTATTGTGCTATCCTTTACAGGAAATTTCTCCGCACATACTTTTGCTAAATGCTTTTCGCTCGTACACGAAAATAATATTACAGATAGTAATAAGATTGATTTGATTTGTTTCATTATGTTTTATTTTAAATTAATACGAATCCGTTTTTATCTACTTTATTTGCTTTGTGTAATTGTAATAAATCATTAATAGATTTGCCAAATGTCTTTTGAAAATGTGGTGTATCTTTAAATTTCCAATCTCCTCCCCATTCATATCCGTATCTTTTAAAAATAGATACAACTTCTTGCCAATCTGCTCTGCCATCTTTATCAAAATCTTTTTTATTATCCCAAGATGCAGTTTCAAAAGTTCCATTATTATCTGTATCTAATATCAAAACTATATCTATTGCTAATCCGTAATTATGATATGATTGACCACCCTTTGCTTTTGTTACAATAGAACCTGATTTTGTCCTGCCTTGTGCGTATAAAGCATCTTGCTCTGCGAATGTTCTTAATGTATGTGTAAATCTGCAAGAAGAAATCCCTGTTAGAGTAGTGCAAATTTCTTCATATAATTCTATTGCTTCTTCTCTCAATTTTGGGTGCAATAATTGTATTCTATCTAATGTAATTTTATCCTTCATTAGTTTGATTTTTAGGTTTGTATATCTTTTCTGCAGTAGTAAGACCTAAAGATGCCGTAGCCAATCCACCTGCTACATAAATTAATGCATCATTTGTAGTAGTAATTAATTTTATGCAAATACTTATTGTAATAATAAATCCGCATAATCTTTTCATACTTAAAGCACCTGTACTATCTGTAAAAAATTGTTTCATTATTTATTTTTGTTTTTTTCGTTTCTTATCTTATACACTAAGTATATAATTGATAAAATTGAAATAATCCAAGTAAATATATAATTCACTAACTCTACTCCCAATAATTGCATACTATTAAATAGTATTGCTCCAAACGTTGATGGAACTCCAATTTCATCTTTCTCTAACATATTCATTTTTATATTGTTGGGATTTGACATAAATTAAGTGGAGATGGGTCTATAATTGTTATATCGCATATCGCACCTGCGGTAAAATCATCAAATCTTTCTTGAAAGAAATCAATATTCACATTGGTATCGATATTAAAATTATACTCATTATCAAAATTTAATTTTGAAACTACATCTAAAGCAATCTGCATCATATCACTCTGCACCTGTAATCTATTGCTCTTATCCTCTAATAATAAATCTCCAAATAGCATAGAAATATTATATCTCAAAGAAGTTTTAACAAGCGTAGAAGGCTTTGTTATAACCCACATAACAGGATATACAATTTCTCCCCCATTATCTACATAGTCGTAGATATTACCCTCTCCGAATGTGTTTAGCATTGGGTGATTTGCTTGTATCTGTTTTAATTTTCCTATCAGATTGCTTAAAGTCATCTTTCTTTTTTAAAAATTCTTTTAATTTTTTTTCATTCTTGCTATATGCCATACTTAAAATGGTTTTCTATATCTATTGCCCTGATATTTTTCTTCCATAGTCCTTGTATCTTCCATATATGCTCTACCTAAATTAATAGAACATCTGTATTGGTTAGAAACAGGCTGAATTGTATCTACATCACTTCCTGGATTTATATATTCAGGATATAAGTTTTGACTTGCACATAAGTAATTGATTGTTCTTTCTGCATACCACTCCGCATATCCTTGATAATATTTGCTTACAGAACTTAATTCTTGGAAAGTAGGCTCTTGAATATTCTCACTTGTTCTTTTTACTACTCCTTTATTTACATATTTGTATTGCATAGACATTGGAAGTTCAGCTAATACATAATTAAATAAAGTATCTGTTACAAATTCATCAAGTAATTTTTTATACTTCGCATTAGGAACATCTTTAATTTCTTCTGTAAAGATTAAATCCAATATCTTATTGTATAAAGCAGTACCGAGAATAGGGTGTATGTATCTATCCTGTGTCATTTTTATAATTTGAGTAACAGACTTCATATCTATATTGTTACTCGCTATCGTGAAATCTTTAAAAGATTGTTCACTAATCATTAAAATATTCTTGCTCATTAATTACTTGTTTTTTCTACTATAACATTTCTTCTCCATTCGTGTCTGCAATATGGTGTAGTTAATCCTGTATTAGGATTTGTGTACCACCCACCACATAATTGGAAAACAGAATAGCCTAATTGTGAACTAATATCTTCTATTTCTTTTCTTGTAAAGAATAAATTGCTTCCATATAATTTTTCACATAAAGGTCTGCTTCCGCTCTTTGCTGCAGGAACATTAGGTCTTTCTTCATAAGAATACATAACCTTATAAGAAGTAATAGGAGTTAATTTTTTTATCGCTCCATCTCCAATCTTGGTTATATTTCTCTTAATTGTTCCATCTCTTAATACTCTCTCTTTAATAACTGCATCATCTATTAATTTTGCAATTTCTTTTTCTACAACCTTTACACTTACATCTGCTTTCTTTGCAATATCCTCTACAGAAGCCGTTTCATTTCCTTTAATTACTGCTAATATATTTTCTTGAACTGTACTTAATGTATATTCTGCAAACTTTTCCCATTTATCCATCTCCTCTTGTGAAGAAAACATCATTCTATCTTGTTGCAAAATTTCAAATTTATCTTTGCTTAATCCTTTGCCTTCAAATAATGCAATAATTTCTTCATCTTTTCTATTATGACTACAATTAATATGCATAGAAGCAGGTACAGATGTAGCAGGTGGAGTAGTAACAGGTGTAGTAGCAGGAGCAGGTGCTAATCCAATTAACTTTCTTAATTCTTCTGAACTCATACTCTCTACAACCTTTGTAGCAATCAATGGGGATAAACTATTCAATGCATTAATTACATCTTGACTACCTGAACTTTCTGTTTTTTGTATTTGTGGCAATCCTAATTTCTCTCTAATCTCATCTTGGGTCATATTAGCGGTAATAATTGCTTCGCTAAATTCAAATGAGATAGGTTCTGTCTGCTTCAATTCTAAATGAGCAGTAACCCCATTGATAGCAAATAGATAATTGATTAAACTTTCAATGTCTTTTTGCTTTGCATTTACATAAGTATTTTGAAATAATTCACTTGCTTCTCTTAATTCTGCTCTGCCTCCTAATTGTCCTTCTGTTTTTATACCGAATAACATAGGAGAAGTAACCTTATGACCACTAAATACTTCTTGTTGTACTGTCTTATTTAATAAATCAAAATGTTTATCTAATTCTGTTCCGCTTAAATCAATAATCGTAGGAGCATTTTCTGTTGTATCGTTAAAAGATAACATAAATTTACCTGCATTCTTGCTGCCACTAAATTTATCTTTGAATTGCTTCTCTATTCTATCTTCTTCTTCTTGCGAAACCTTACCCCCATTAAGATTAATTAGCTTAGATGAGAACATTCCATTATTGATTGTATTCAAATGGTATTCTCCAATGCTAATATCTAATTCTATATAAGATATTGCACCTCTATAATCAGGCAAAGAATATATATTTTGACCTGCTCTATATTCTTTATAGTATAATATCTGTGTCCCTGTTGGATTTGCTTCATTAAATCTATCGTATTCTACAAATTCAGGTCTGCTATTTGCAGAACCATTTTTTACCCACTCGTCTGATACAAAGAATTTACTATTATCTAAATTCGTTCTTACTTTATAATAGTCAATATGATAAATTTCTGCAATTTCTCCTGTCGCTTTGCTCCAAATAATTTGTAAATAATAACCTCCAAAGATTGTTAAATCTGTTGCTATCTTTTTTGTAATATCATTTAAAGATTCTCCATTATTATTAACCTTATCTATTACTCCGAATGCCTTTGCCTTCTCCATTTCATCCTCGCTATTCGTATCCCAACCATTACCACATATATAATCTACCTTACCTGTGATAATAGCGTTATTCTTAGCAGAATTATTATATAATCTTAATAGATAATCAGGATAATCATTCCTCTCTCCATAATACACCCAATCTTTTCCCTTTACTTCTTTATATATTGGCAAAGGAACCTGCTCAAATTTTAAAAATTTTATCATATTGTATATGTTTTATAAGAACCATTGTAATCTTCGTATCTTTTTATCTCTGTATCTGCAAGATTACCTTCTAATAACTGCATTCTTCCAATGGAAATAGGCTCTACAATATCCTGAACGTACACTTCGTATGTCCAAAATCCTATTGTATTCTCTATAAAATCTGTATCCTGTATAGAAAACTTTGAAAATCTTAATGGATAACTGCTACTATCTGTTAATTGCAATTCTACTTGCTCTTTTGTTACATCATTAGTAAATTTAAAAGTATATTGTAAAGTTACAACTTCACATTTATCGCTTAGAAGTAAAGTTATATCTGTATCAATGCCTTTTTGAATAGTTATCATATTTATAAATATAAAGATTTCATTATTGTTCAATAAAAAAGGGAGTCAAAAGACTCCCCTCAATTCAAATAACCATATTTAAACAAACCAAATCCTAATCTAATGGAATAGTACCGCTCCAATGAGCTGCTAATTCCTTTTCATTACCTGTAAAAGTTAATGTATAGCCATTTCTATCTCCAAATGCAGTACCTGAACCGCTACCGCCACCTGTAATATCAAGACCATTTTCTTTACCTAAAATCCAAGCCTCTCCGTTATTATCAATAGCAATAGCAACTAATCTGTTCTTCGCTAATAATAAAATTTCGTTTCTTGTATTTACTTGTAGTTTGTTTAAGATAATTTCTAAAGTAGCAGTATAGAATACTGTGCCATTTTGAACGTTGGTATTGATTGCTTCTGCGAAGTTTGAACTTTCTTTGATTAAGTCATACTTCCAAAAGAATTTACCTGCATCCATAGTAACATCAGTATAAGTTCCTGCAGTACCTGTCCAAGATGCAACATCCTCAACGGCTGCAAAATAGACTTCTTTTAATCCTCCGATGCTATCTTTGCAATCGAGAGTATAATTTTGAGTTAATGCACAAGACATTTTGTATAATTTTATAAGTTAAGGGAGGCAGAAATTAATCTACCTCCCAATTTTGTTTACTATTCTATTAAGGCTTCCAATACACTACCTCATCAGGGAATGCAATTTGAGTACCTAATTTGAACTCAACAGAGAATCTCATTTCATCTGCCTCTTTAGCATAGAATAATTCATACTTATCTTGCTCATTCAACATATCTGTACCTATATAAAGGTTAGATAAAGAAGCAGCAAAGATAACATTTGTAGCATTCAAACCATTCACACCAATCAACTTAACATTAGTTCCCGGAATTACTAATTCCATATTAGTAGCATCTACTGCATAATGGAAGTAATTTGCATTTCTTAATGCTAATACATACTCACGGAAAGTATCGTTACCAACAAACATTGCTACATCTTGCTTATCTAATAAAGCAGCAGGAATTAAAGAGAATACTCTATCGATTTCAGTGATAACATTTGATTGAGTTAATTCTGTTAAATTATCAACGTTTCCTTTTACAGGAGAACCAAACATATTAAATCCTAATACATCTAAGTGATGCAAGTAACCATCAAACTTATTAAGGCTTGGGTTCATATTATTAGGAGAACCTTGCCAAATAGCAGTTTCTAATAAAGCAGAAATCTTTGCAGATTTTAATGCAGTATATTCAGTAGCAAATGCCATATAATCGTAAGTGCTACCTTCTTTCAATGCTTTTTGAGTGTACTTTGCTTCAAATGCCTTAGGACAAATTGATTCTTGTACCTTAATCTTACCTACTGTGATTACTCTTTGAGTGATTGTAGTAGTTCCTGCAGGAGTAAATCCACAACTTCCACCTTGTTGAAACCAAACATCTGTATTTAAAATATTGATAGTTTCAGATGATTTGATACCTACTTGAACATTACCTGATGCTTCAATAATAGATGCTGTCTTTGCACCAAATACTGCAGCAGCAGCTAATTGTTGCTCGTTTTCTTTAACGTAATTTGCTAACTGATTTAAGTCTAACATTTTATTTATTTTTTAATTTTTGAAATACTGATTGTAAATTTTTTTCTCTATTTTGCTTATCTGTTTTTAATTCAGAACGGAAAGTATTAGGCTTTGAGATAGGCTCTGCAGAAGGTTCTTTTGCAAGGCTTTCTATAACATCAGCAGATAATTTAACTGCTTCTGTCATATTTTCTTGTGCCTTCTTCATTTCTTCGTGTGCCTTTTTCATTTCTTCTACTACTTGCTCTAATGCTGCAACCTTATCTGTAAGTGCTTGCAAGTCATCAGCCATCTTAGTATCTTCTTCTTTTGGAGTTTCTTCCTCTTTAGGAGCATCTTCCTTAGCCATATCTTCAGGGTCAGATTCTTCTTTAGGAGTTTCTACTTCTTTTACTTCCTTAATCTTACCTTCTGTTTCTACAACAAGGATTTCTCCTGTTTCTAATTTGTGTTCTCCTACAGGAGCAGGTAAATCTTTACCATCTTCTCCTACTACAAAGATATCAGCAGTTTCTAAGTCATACTTGACAACTGTTCCATCTTCTAATTTACCTTCTACTAAGGCAAATTTTTGAATTTTATTATCCTCATTGAATAATAAACTTTTGATTTCTGCGATTGCTTCTTTTGCGTTCATACTTGTAAATATTAAATTTTAATTATTGTTCAATTTGCTCTAAAATTTTAAATATCTGCGACATTATTTCTTCTTCAGGTGTAACTACCTTGTCTGTCCTTTCATATTTAAACATTCCTTCTATACTAAATCCTTTGAATGTTCCATTCTTACATTCTTGCCATACTTTATCGTTCTCAACCTTAAAACTTCCCCACCAACTTCCATCAGGTATATCTTCAAATCCATCAGGAGGTTCTACCCCTTTTGTTCTATCTATAATATAACTTTCAAACATATACACATCTTTAACAGGTGTGCTATGTTCTATATTAACTTTTGCCTGATAACCTTTTTTAAAGAATCTTTGTACTATTTTTCTTATTTCATCTGCAGAAAATACTACATAATACTCCTCATTTCCATCTTTCCTGTATATAGGCATATCTGCAATCATTTAAGGACCTGATACAATCCTTTGCTCCTCATCTTGAACTGCAAATTGATATTGACTTGCATTCTTTACATCTAATTCTCCTAATTCTCTTAATTTATTTCTGCTCCAACCTAATGCAGCCTTTCCTCCCCAAGCATCATACATCAATTTTCCGCATCCATCTCCATAACTTTTTGAAGATTCTAAATCTGCTTCGTGCCTACTTAGATATGAGTACATTCTTTTAATAGTATCTAATGAAATTGCTTCTCCATTTGCTAATTGATTTGCTCTTTGCTTCCCAACAGGAGTACCGCAAGAACCCCACCCATTCTTTTCTACATATTCTAATACCCTTTTAGCATTTCCTTTTACTCCGTCAGGATAATCGGCAAAACTTTCAAATTCTTCATTAAAAGCAACAAAATTCCTTTGAATTGCAGGTCTTTCCACAAGAGCAATCATAGCAACTTCTTCTTCTGCATCAATATCATCCGATATAACCAAATTATATAAAGGTAAATTCTCTTTCATAATCTATAAATATTAAAATCCTGCCCTTCGTTCAATATCAGATACTCTCTTTTGTGAACTTGTTACATCACTTTCTACTACATAGGCTTTTATAGGTGCTTGTTTCGTAGAAGATTGTAAGGCAGTAATAGGACTTTGACCAATCGTAGGCATCTGTGGTGTTACTGCAGGAGCAGCCTGTGCCGTAGGAGCAGAACCTGATGCTCCGCCACCTGCAGGAGTTTTTACTGCTAAGATTGATTTAACATTCTTAATACCACCTGCTACCGCTACCCCTGCTGCTACTGCTCCCAATGCAGGACCTACAACAGGAATACCAACCATTGATTGATACGCTTTTTGTGCTGCTAAGTATGTATCTATCGTAGCCTGTGCTACTGCAAATGCTTTTCCTGCAGCTGTTTCTTTACCCATTACATCAGAAAGTCCTCCAAGTAACGCAGATATTTTTTGAGCATTCTCAATTTTAGCAGCCGTTTCCTTTTTATCTATTTCAATTCTTGCATCAGCATTGGCATTTACTCCATCTGTATATTCTTTTTCAGAAATTAATTTATTATCAAAGGATTGTTTCAATAGAATATCCTTTTGGTCTAATAAATTTCTTTCTAAATCAAAATCTGCTGATGCTTTTGCTATCTGTCTATCTAATTCTGCAATATCTTCTGCTGCTTGTTTTTGGTCTGCAGTAAATTTCAATGCAGCCAAATCTGCATCTTCTTTTTGTTTAAGAGCAATTTTTAATGCAGTCTTTTGTTCTGCAGTATATTTCTCATTCTTATCAATATCTTCTAACTCTTTTAAATAATTAGCCTCTAATTCTGCTTTTGATTTCTCATACTCATCTTTAATACCTGCTAATCTTGTTTCAAGTGAGCAACAAAAATTAAATGAAGAAAGCGAAGCAAATTTACAAGCACAAGAAGATAAATTATCTGCAATAGATGGGCAATCTGCTCAATTAAAGATGCAGGGTAA